GCCGTTATTTACGCCGATAGAAAGAGCGTTGTTATTGTAGGGAAGAGGCATAGGGCTGCCGATTTGTCCACCGTATGCGCTACTCAGTTCGTGTACGTTCAGCCCATCGTTGCCGGTTATAGCGTCGGGAGTAGAAAGAATCTTCACACCGTTAGCATCGTGCGTATAAGAATCACCGTTTACGTCTCCGCTGACTGCTACCGTGCCGCTTACTGGCTGTGTAAAAGTTTGATCGTCGTACAGAACCTGAAGAATATCAGATGATAATTGCCCTGCGTTTGAGCTGAAGTAGGTAAGTGTATCGTTCGGAAAGGTAACTGTCGAAAAATTTCCACCGAAAGCAGGGCTAGAGGCCGCTGCGTACACCAGCTTTCCAGTGCTGGTATTAATCACTGCGAGCAAGCACTCGGGCTTGAAAGCTCCTGCCATGTTTGTGAAGCTGACTGTGTTTGTGCTTGGCGTGAAGACAAAACTTGTTGTTGGTAGTGTAATTTTCATGTGTTATCCAAAAATTAAAGCGTTTACGATTGTTATGTAGTAGTTATCGGTTGCAGCCGTAACGCGTCCTTTAGCGTCAATCGTTGCACCAGTTACCAAGTAAGATCCAGCTGTCACGCCGCTGTTAGCCATGTCTACGACCACCGCACCTGTGCTAGGAGAAATTGAAAGCGTACCGTCTGTGTTGGTGACAGAAGTTACCGCACCGCCTCCAGCAGCCACCGTGAAGTCAATGGTGTCGGTAATCGCGTTACCTACGATTGAAATGGATCCATCGCTCGAGGTGAGCGTGAGCACGTCAGATGGAGATCCCGCCACTGGGTAAGTACCAGAGGGAGTCTGGATCGTGCTGAAGCCATCAGTCATGAGTCTGTTTGTTGTAAATTGACTCACTACAGCTCCTTAGCAGTTACATAAATGTTGATTGTGCCTGTACCACTGATCCGCGTGTACACCACGCGGAGGAGAGGCATAGGAGCTTGGTTGATCTCAAAGCCTACGGTGTCTGCGGTACCAGAGGCTACAGGGTTGGTGAGGAGTCTGATCCGCTGCCAGTTGTTACCGCCATCACCAGAGCCTTCGACATAGAATGTTCCGGTAGGCGTACCAGTGAAGTTTGCGGTGAAGTAGATGTTATCAAGCCACTGGACGTTGATAGGGTCACTTGTGACATTCGCTCCCATGGAAGCATTGACGGTCAGGTGATACGGAAAAAGGACATTCTTTCTACCTGCCACGACAAACTCCTGTAATTTTTAACGTATGCCCTTTCATCTCTTAAATGTCACCATGTCCTACTTGCCTGAAGACCTCTCAGCCACTCGAGCTTGGCCGGGGGTCTGAGCCATGGTAGCCATCTTGTCAAGTCCAGAAGTTGAGCGTTTTGGTTGAACACCAGTCTGGGCACCCTGCGGAGGCTGGTTCTGCTGCTGGGGCTGAGTAGCTTGAATAGCCTCTGGAGACATTGTTGTATCCATAGGGCTTCCAAGGAACGCAGATAGCCCTATTTTTGTTCGATAGGGGATAACTGCACCCTTACCCTTAGCTTCTACCAGATGCTCTGTAATTTGATTCTGGAGCCTTTGGTAAAGAAGTGGGTAGATTGTCTTTACTGCACCGACTTCCTCGGGAATAAGAGTTCCTTGCTTGATCTTCTCAAGTACATACAAAGGCTGTTCGGTTATTTTTAAGACGTGATTGTAAATATCGTTGTGAGTTGAAGGAGGAGTTTTAACACCTGAGTCAAAAGGAAAAGCTTGAGGTTGTTTTGGCTCCAAAGACTTCAAGTAGCTTACGGCACTTGAGATAGATTGACCAATAGCAGTATTAAGACGAGGGTCGATCGTACTTCCAACATTTGCCATGTCTTCTGGAAATCTATGCGCTCGGTCAATATGCTGCTTCAAGCCTTCTATCGCTTTAGGAGAAGGAGCAGCAATCTTGTAAGTGGACTTTGGGTCAAAAACAGACTTTACCGAGTTGGTAATCATTTTTTCGCCTTTTATAATAGCATTAGCCGTTCGATGCGCTTCTTCCATTTCAGGAGGACGATTAACAGCATTCACAAAGGCTTGTTGAGTGCTAGGGGGCATTGGCATGTCTGCTTCAACCATACCACCTTCTGCGTACTTCTTAGGCTTGCCACGAAGACCTCGCCCCAATTTCATAGTCTCTCTGGCACCTTTAAGAAGCGTGTGTGCGCCAACAGCTGTTGCAGCTTCTGTCTTAAGCCCTAGTACACCTAAGTTTCTTATAACTCCTTCAGCATAAGCAGTATTAGACCAGTTTTTAATTTCTGCTGGATTATGCAAAATAATAAGATCTTCTAAGATTTCTCTTCCTTCTTTAGAGCCAAAAAGAAAATCAGCTTTTGCTTGATCTTTTTGAATTTTCTTTAGCTGTGCAATAGCAACATTTTTTTGAGACATGTCCTTTGCTTGATACACTGTCTGTAAAATGCGTTGTTTTTCAGCAGCTCTCATGACAGGAGCTAAATAGCCAAAATTCTCTTGAATATTTTTAATGTCATTATAGTTTAACTTTTTAATGTCCATGCTTTTAAAAAAGTCATCAGGACTAACAGTTCTAAAATAATCCATAGTTCCTGTTACAGACTTTGCAGCCTGTTTTGGAATACCTGCAACTTCAGCAAGCTTTTTAAGTTCATCAGCAAACGCTTTATAAGCAGCGTCCGCGGCTTTTTTCTTTGCCCAGTCTTGAGACAAAGTTGCAAGTTCTTGTGGAGTTAAAGCACTTTTAACAGCAGGGTTGTCAAGTGCTGTGGAAATAAAGTTTTCTTCAAACTGTTTAAGAGTCACCCACACGTCTCTATACCCTTTAATTATAGCTTGATCAGAAAGACTAAAATCATCAAGGCGAGACCCCCATTTAGCTTCTTTACCAATTTGGCTAAGATAATCTTTTAAATTAAAAAGACTCCTAAATCTTCCTTGGTCAATATCCTTGATAACTTTTTTAAAGGCTGGTCTTTGTCCACTTTGTATTTCTGAAACTTCTTTGAGTGTTTTTTCAAGAGAAGATTTTAAAATTTTTACATCTTGGCTAATTGGAACTTTACCTAAAAATTGCTCCATCCACTCAAAAGGAGCTTTAAATTGCTCGTACATTCTTGCGAATCTTTGGTTGATAACCGTTTTATACTCGTCACCAAAATAAGCTGCATCTTTACCAAGATACTCGCCCAACAATGCCCTAATGTTTTTTTCTTGTAGCTCATTAAAAGCAATTTTTTGTTTTGAGTACGGGAAAAACCTAGCTGCCCAAGAAGAAGTTTCGTTTAGATAATTCAACACATGGTGAACTTTAGGATCATCCGTCAGCTTATCAAGAGGAATTTCGTCAGGGTTGGGATTCTCAATTCCCTGCCGCTTGGAACTTCGCACCCAAGCTGCTTCAATCTGTCGAGCATTTTCTTTAGCTCTAACAACGTTTCTTGCGTTTTTCTGCAAAATACTTAAATTTTCTTTTCCAAGCATTTCCCCGATATTAAGTTCAGGGTGATACTTGTCAATAGTTACAGGATCTCTTGCCTTGTACGCTTCAACATCTTCTGGAGCAACCCATCTTCTTTGCTCTTCAATGTAAAGTCCGCTAGGTTTTTCTTCTGGTGGAATCACTTCTTCAGGAGTATATTTTTGCCCAGTAATTTCTTCATACATTTGACGCTCTTCACTCTTAAACTCAGGTTGAGAAGTAGCGGGTTCACCGGGGATAAGGTCTTCTTGTATTTTTGGACGAGTGAAAACTCCAGAAGGAGGAGGGGCTGCTTCTGGTGGAAGAGTTTCAGGGGTATACTCTTTTGCAAGAGGTACCCCTTCTTTTTGAAGTTCTCTTTGTAGTGCTTCTTGAGGGCTAGTAGGAGGTGCTTCTGGAGCAATAGGAGGTTCGTTTGGACCACGCGGAGGTGCTCCGGGAAGAGGTTCACCTGCTCCACCTATAGTTTTAAAGGGTACTTTTTCACCGAGAATTTTACTAGCCCCTTTCATAATTCCTGAAAGACCTACGCCAAACACACCACCTAGTACGGTCCCGAGTCCCATTGAAACCATAGCACTGTTAGCTGTTTGATCTGGGTTTTCCAAGTAGGCTTCTCCCAGCTGATCGCTTGCAGAGAAAACAAGACCTTCAAGGGCATTCCGAGCAAAGATACGAGGAGTGTTAGTGATCCACACTCCCGCTTCAGGTATTTTAACTACAGATCCAACTTTTGTTGCAAGAGCTGGAAGGGGAGCTTTAGATGCAATTTCAGCTGCTTTACCGAGTCCAATACCAGCAGCTTCAAGACCTGCTTTTTCAGCTGCCCAAGCTCCACCTGTCAAAATAAGAGGAGCTGCAAACCCAATAATTTCTCCCGCTGTTTTTGTTTTCCCGTAAACCTCACCACGTCCACGGATGTCTTCTTTGGGCACACCGAAGACTCCCGATTCAATCATAGGAGCAAGTGGACCTAAAACTCCTTCTGCTGCACCTTCGACAAAAGCAAGAGCTTGTTGCCCTACTCCTTGATACTGTATCGTGGCAGCTTCGTACGGATCCACATATCGGTATCTTTCTTGAAGGGCTTGTTGAAATTCATTGGCTGGAACATCTCCAAGCTGCCCATTAGGATTGATTACTGGAAGTCTTATTCCTTGCGGTAAAGCATACTGCCGACTGTTTACTGCATCTACAACTTGAGCATGTGGAACAGTAATTAAACGACGCTGTCCAGATTGCAAGTCGTACATAGGAACACCTTCTTTGGTAATCCTAATCTCAGAAGGAGCTTCTTCCTCCCTAGCAACTGAAGGAGTTGTAGGAGTTTCCCCTAATAAGTCTTCTTCCGTCATACCCGCAGGTAATTCAAAGCCTGTAGACGCTTTAGGAGCCATTGTAGGGGCCTCTGGTCTAGCTTGCTGGGTAGGTACTGGAGTAGCTACAGGAGCAGCTGTAGGAGGCGTATAGGAAGGCTGAGAGGGTAATAGGTCTTCCTCTGTCATCCCTTGAGGTAGTTGAAAGCCGGGGTTACCACCTGCTTGCATCATTACGCGACCGCCATCATACATCTTCTCGCGACCAGTGGTAGGCTCTTCATCAACTACCCAGTCAGGCATCAAACCAGCCTTCTGTTCGGCGTAAGTTGTCTTAGAAGGGTCCTTGCGGTTCTGTTCACCAAGGGGACCAAAGTTCACCCACGAGTTCTGTCCGCGAGTCTCGGAGGTCAGTGCCTTTTGAGCTTCTGGGGAGTACATCTGCTTGTGGGTCATCCAAGCATTCTCTTCACCCTGCGGGCCAAAGCCGTGCCCTTCTTTCACATGTCCAAAGTAATCATGGACAATCCGGAAGATGTCATTGGCAGGTACTTCTTGACCGTCCACCTTTACCTTTTGCAACATGGGGTGGTTTGCATCTTGTTGGTCGGTGCTCCCGTACCCTTGTTCTGTTGGAAAGTAGAACAGGTGGTTGTTCTCAGCAATGTCCTTGATGACATCCTTCGATCCACCGGGGTACGGGTTTCCCATGTCGGGGGTAATCTTGGTAGTTTTAAGGCCAGTCTTTCGGATCTCATTCCACTGGTCAAGGGTCTCTTGAATGAGGGCGTTGTATGCCTTCTTGACCTTGGGGCTGTCAGGCTCGTTTTTCATCTCCTCATAAGCCTTGGCAATCTTGGCACCACGCTCGGGAGACACATCAAAGGTAAGCTTGGGATGAAGCATGGTCATCCCTTTTCTTTTCATATACGCTTCAGCCAGTTCGCGGATCTTTTTGTTGCTTACAGCTGAAGAGAGCTTTTTGTCGTCTTTCTTGACACCAGACTTACCAAGTTCATCTTTGTCCTTGGTTTTTTCATCGTCTTTCATGAGGTTTCCTATGGTGATCTAGGTCTAAAGTCGCGTACACTACTGTTGGGCTGTCCTTGAGCTGCCCCCATACCCGGAGCTGCTTGATTCTGTACAGGAGCAGCTGGGGGTACAGGAGAGGCGTATTCAGTTATAGGTTCAAGGTGCATTACGCTTCGGCTCATTGCATCCATTTTGTTTTTAAACTCAGCTTTTTGCATTAGGACGCGAATAGAAGATTCAGGGTACCCCAAGTTTTTCAAAGCACTTTCTTTTCTTATCTTGAGGTCATTCAACGTACTTCTTAGAGCTTCGTTGTCTGTTACAATGTTATTCCAAAGACTTACAGGATCACCGATCTGGTCTTTTAGCCACTTTGCAGAGCTTTCTGTCAGATCCATGGCATTTGCGTGGGCCAAATCTTTCATTAGTGCTTTAGCAATAGTTTTGATCTCAGTTTTTTCTGGGCTTGGTACATATTTTCCAGCTTTATACGCATCAATCAAATTCAAAAGATAAGTAGCTTGTTTTTCAAATACGTCAAGGTTTAACACTTGTGTGGCAATAATAGGGTTCAAAGATTTTGTCGAAAAACCATACCCAACAAGGTATTTGTCAGCCAACTCTTTACCATATTCAGGATTAAAGTTTCGAGCTTGAAGGATCATGTTTGCTGCATCATCGTCACCAAGGTTAGGGTTCATGGACAGCTTGTTGAAAGCAATCATGCCCAAAGGACCTTGAACATACTTTTGCTGAAGAGCAGATATAGCTTTTTGGAACTCAATATTTGACGCATCAACACCGTATCGAGCAGCTTTATCTGCTAGCTGACGAGTAGCAAGTTCGCCATACTGAGATTTCAAAGTAAGTGCTGCGTTTTGAACAGTAGTAAGACGTTCTTTACCCATCTTTATTGCTTCTGGGTATCGAGCAAGTCTTGTCTTCTGAGCTTCAATCTCTTTATCAATTTCGTATTGAAGAAGTTTTAGAGCAGGGTTTTCACTAACTCCGTCTCTTCCAGTAGCAAAGCCTCCAACAAGAACTCCAAGAATGGTTGCAATTTTACCCGGAACACTTTTATCTGTCCAAGCTTTCATTGGGTCAATCGTTTCGTTCATGTAGGCTTTTACAAACTTATCGTTGTTGGACTGCTCTTGTTGTATTTGAGCAACAAGAAGATCTGCTACTTTCTTTTGAGATTCAAGTTGCTTTTTCTCAACATCCATTCGAGCTTTTGCTACACCAATGTCGATGTCCTTTTTTCTTCTAAGGGCATCTGCTTCTCTGTTGTAAGCATCTACAGCAATTTGTTCAGGAGTCTGAGTGCCAAATTCAGGAACTGTAGGCTCATCAAAATAAGCGGCTCCTGTACGAGAGTCATACTGAGGAGCTACTCCCACTTTTTCTGGAAGATTTCCAACATTACCGACAGGAGCTTGTGCAGCAGTTAAAGGAGAAGGAGGTACAGCTGCTGTAGGTGCAGGTTTAGGAGCGGCACCGTAGGAAGGTTGCCCTGTAGGAATAGGTGCAAGTCCTGCTCTAGCGCGAACAATATTTTGTTTTTCGATTTGCCCTCTTTGAGCTTGAGCTTGTGCATTCTTTTCTTTTTGCTCAATAGCAAAACGCTTTTCAGCTTTTTCGTAAGCGTCTTCGTCAAAATTGCTTGGAGGCTCTCCTTTGGATCCAAAATAGTTGCTAGGATCGCTATAGCTTTCAACACCACCAGCGGTAGACGCAGCTTCTTTTATACCCATTTCAATATTGTAAAGTTGCTGGATCCGTTTTTGGGCTTGTTGCTTTAAAGAAGCAATCTGATTTTCTCTTTGATTTTGCTGCTCATATTGCGCCCCCTGTGCTTCTTCCTCTTGGGTAAGTAACCGAGGAGTTCCTGGGTATTCAACACGCTCAACTTTTTGAGGTTGTTGAGGTTGAGGTTGAGCCTCTTCTGCTACATCTTCTGGCTCATCATACACAGGAGGACCACCCGCCATGCCGGGCAGAGGAGCTGCATAGTTGGTGCGAGGTCCTTGTTTAGGAGCAGGTTGTTCGTAATCTTCTTCCATGTCTTCAGTGTCAAACGAAGGAAGAGAACTAAGGGCATTTCTTACGGCATCTACTTGTTCATCTGTTTCAACTACTGGAGCAGTAAGGGGCTTGACTTCACCAGCATTTGCGTAATGGCGAATAGCACCGCCATTGTAAAAGCCAAGGGCATTCTTAATATTTTTGAAGGACTGGCCGATGTCTTCACCAGCGTTGAAACCTTTTTCAAACTGCTGGGCGTTACGCTTGAAGGCTTCTTCCTTGTGAGGACTAGGGGACGGTACTGGGCCACCTTCAGCCATGTACTCATGTGGCTCATTAAGAGCTTTAAAAATGTTGCCGTGAGTAGTGAGGTTTCGAGCAGTAGAAGGTCTACCAATACCTTGTGCTCTTTCGTATGGAGCAACAGTATTCCAATGTAGCCAGTGAGCAGGGAAAGTAGCTTGTGGGTTACCTTTACCAAAACCATACTTTTCAGCTGCATACTCATGAGCTGGATGCTCTTTTTGGTAGTATTCATTAAGCTGTTTAAGAAGCGGATAGTTTTTTGCTTCCCAAAGAGTATTTTTAATGTGCTCGAGAGCAGCAGCATCTCCCGGGTTTCTAATATCCAAACCAAACATACTGCGAAGAATATGAGTGTCTGGAATCATAGAGTTACCGCCACCAGCCATTTCGTGCGAGAAAAGGTTAGTTTTGGTACCAAGACCAACGGAAGCTAAAGCTCCTTCTGGACCTTGAAAAGGAGGTACTTCTTTTCCTTGCTCTTGGAGTCTTTTTGCTTTGTTCTTATACGCTTCAGCCATTACCTTGTCTCTTGCAAGTTCTTCAGCGTAAGCTACAGCATCAGCACCATGCTTATTGGCTACTTGAAGATAATATTGGTGAGCAGCTGGAATATTAGAAAGTCTTTCGCCAAACATTTTCATGGAAGGCTGAACAGAAACAATGTCACCGGGTTTACGACCAGTAGTTTTAGATGCAGCTTTTTGAATAAAGGCTTCACGAGCTGGACCTTCAAAATACTCGCGAGCTTGCTCCGGTGATTCTTTAGAAGCATCCATTTCTTTAAGTATTTTATGAACTTTACCGCCCGGAAGAATAGCTTTGGCAAATTCGGGAGAACGAGGATCAATTCCAGCCTTACGAGTAGCATCAAGAACTCTTGAAAACATAAGTTCCATTTGAGGAGTACCAGTATTAGCGGAAAGTGTAGACATCATGTTGGTAAGAGCCAAAGTACGGTCGTCGATAGGCTTACCTTCTTGAAGAGCTTTGTTGCGTGGCATCCATTGGCCCATTGCTTCTTCGTGAGGCTCGTTAAGCTCCTTAGAACGGAGGATGTCTTGATAAGTAGAATCTGATTTTTTGGGAAACCTAAGAGGAATAGATCCCTTTTTGGTATGAAGTACGGGGTTTTCTCCAAATTCCCATTCAGATTTTTTAAGACCTTCTTTGATGGAGAGAGGTTCACCGCGAGAAGTCAAGGGGCCTTTGTAGTTTTTATCTAAACCAGTATCTTCGTCAAAGTCATCGACGCTGCCACCCTTGGCGTAGTGTTGGCACTCTTCATCATGCTCATCTTCAATTCTACCGCCATGAGCATGGCAGTTCCATCGCTTGAGGGCTGCACCCTTTGGTGTAAGCTCCCCACCTTCAGAGGTAGGTCCCTTGACACCCTTCATGCGGGCGCAGAAAGACTTCTTACGGGCTGCGTCCTTGCTACCTGCTTCAGGGGTACCAGTCACTGGACGCTTGAGGTTGGATCCGTGCTCGCGATTGTATTTCTCGCGGTAGCTATCGTTCAGGCCACCAGTGCGGGAGTGCTTCTCGGAGTTGTAACCTTTGAATGGCTTATCGACTTCACCGCCGTCAGCGAACAGCTGTTCTTCTTTCTTGGCGTAGCGAGGCTTCTTGGCAAGGACGAGGGGTCCGATCTGGATAACCTGCTCTGCGCCTTCGATAGGCTGCATGGACTCGCGGTCATAGAAGTATCCATGGCGTTCAGGATCGTAGCCGACCTGCTTCCAGTCTTTGTGCTTGAGGTACTTTTGAGCCTTGGCTACGGCTTCTTTCTCTTCCATCGGATTCCACTCACCACGGATCACTGCAAATGGGGCTTTAGGGCCACCAGCTGCCACGCGGAGGGCTTTCTCGGAGGAAGGTACCATCTGGGCATTGTTCACGCTAGACACCGAGCCGTAGACCGTAGGAGCGTCTTTACGGTGAATGGAGTTTACCCACACGCCGTGATCTTTGTAGGCTTTCAGTGCTCGCATGGCATCTTCGCGGGACGCAGGTTGAGGGACGAAGCCATAAGCCTCTACAGGCTTGTGCTTGTTCACCAAAGCGTCGTACTCGGCAGCAGACATCTTACCAGCGGACAGCTTGTTGGCAGCCTCTGTGAGCTGTGGGATGCGTTTGGTGACATCCTTGTAGTTCATGTCAATGCGACTAACAGCGGGCTTTTCTGCCTTACCGCCTTCAGCCATCTTTTGATGGGGAAGTTGCTCCATGATGTCTTTCGCCATCTCCACCATCTTTTCAGGGTGCATGGGGAGATCGGCGATCTGCTTCTTCAGCTTAGGATTCAATGCAACATGGGCCACGATGATCGTGTGACCCTTGGGGTGCTTTAGATGAGTGTTTTTGTCATCTTCAAAGATCTTTTTAAATTTGCTGAAGTCAAGCAGGTCTTTTGCCATAATTATTTATCGTATAATTTATCCCAAACAATATTGTGGGAGAAAACGAGACCGTTTTTAGTTTTAGTGTAGAAATCGTCTGGTTCTTTTTCGTGAATAGCAGTACCAAACCCGCGAGCTACCTTACCTTCGTTTGGACCGTTCAAGTAATGGGCTTCATGATGACCACCTTCACTGTGGATGATCGAGTCTTGACCAAGCTGCTTAGCAAGGTCAAACAGAAATGGAAGTTTTCCGCGAGGTACATTGTGCACCATAATTGAAGGTTCACGGGTACCTTCGTATGCACCAATCGCAGGTTCTGCAACGAACCCATGGCTTTTTACAAAATCAAGCACTTCATCGGGAGTCATCTTGAGGGACACTGGGTGAAGGGCGTTGCTCGGAGAGAATAGTACATGAGACTCGTTCAATACCTGCTTTTGCATTTCAGGATGAACGAACGGCTTTTCTCCGCTCTGGGTTGTTTGTTCTACAGATTCTTGCTTCTTGTTATCCACTTTGCCTCCTTTTGCCATCTTCTTCATGTGCGCATGCACAAACTTGATGGCGTTCTTCATCGGTTGATCCGACTGTAGAACAGAGCGTGGAATAACGCAACCGCCTTCTTCGAGGGTTACGGGTACTGTGTCATTTTCGTAGGAATCGCCTTTAACTTTGGCTTTACCGGGAATGGTCTTGCCATTCATCGGATTTTCCTTGCCCTTCAGAACATCTTGTGCCTGTTCTGGGCTAAGGTACTTCTCACCGGGGGATACGAGGGCTGGTACTTTACCGCCTTCAGCAAAGGTAGGTTGTGCCATTGGAGCACCAAGATTTGTATCAACACCGAGTCCCGTACGCGATGGGCCGGGTGTAGAAGGAGCCACCCCAAGAGAGAAAGGGGTACTAATGGACGCGTTTTGTTTTGCTTTAAAGCTAGATCCCAATTCAGGCATTTTTGAGGGAGAACTAGAAAATTTATCTTTAAGGGCTGATCCAAACTTTTTACCTTCATCAAAGTCTTTGCTAAACTTATCAGGATCAGAATCAATACCAGTGGGAGATCCTACATCAATGTTGTAGGGAGTATCAATTTGAGGGAGGTTTGTTCGTTGAATGTCTCCTCCATCAGCATATCGAGGTACTCTGCCCCCAAGAGCAGCCATAAAAGGAAGAGGCAATGCTCCCGAAACTGCACCAGCTGCTTTAGCAAACAATCCACCTTGATTTTGTGCAATTTGTTGTTGAATCCCCGCATTAGCGTTGTTGATGTTGGATTGCATCGCGACGTTAGCTTGGTTCTGAGCGTTAATGCTTGCAAGGAGGTTCTGTTGTAGGTTCTGAGCTGATGTGCTGTAGTCTTTGGTAGCTGCAGCTTGGTTAGCCACTTGCTGGTTAGACATTCCTGCCATTGCCTGTTGTTGACGCGAGAGTGCATCCATCCCTGCAATTTGTTGTTGAGCTTGTAATGTAGCAGCATCAGCAGCAGCAGTCTGTAAAGATTCAGCTCCTGCACGACCAGCGGATCTTGCGATTGCAGCAGGATTAGCTGATGCGCCACGAGCACCTGCCATGGCTGATGTCATAGCTGCAATATTTTGACCTGTAGATTTATTGAGTCCTGCAAGAGCTGGGTTAGGTCCAGTTCCTGTAGCGACACCTTGCATGAGGTCTGCAAGATTTTGCTGTTGATTAAAAACGCTGGATTGATTAGCCAGACCGCCTTGACCTTGAAGAGCCGTTAGAAAGTCTTGCTGTTGTCGTAAGCCTTGCTGGGTTTGTCCGTAAACATCTCGAGCTTGGCCCGTAGTAGTAGGTTGAGCAATGTCAGTGCCTGAAGCCTTCCATCCCATTCCTGACCTACCGCTAAAAAGATTGCCTAAGAATCCCATCGTGTATACCTACTTTATTGTCAGATTTTCCTGTTTAGTAACAAGGTCCCCATCGTTTAGTCACTGGATCGTAACAAGCGTCGTTATCAAGCTCTTTAAATACGCAGTTCACGCCTCTCTCAGTGTCAAAGCAATGAACTGCTATTTCTCGTCCATCTTCGAGGGTGACTTTGTTAGGGATGAGGGCGATTGCGCCGAGGGTTAGGATTAAGATTGTTTCTTTCATATCTTTTTTACCAGAAGCTTAAATGGGGATAAAACAAACCCATGCTTATTAGTTGTCCTTCTTACTAGGCTATTCTTTACCGTAGCTCCCACCAAGTATTTGATCTTGAGGTCTGTAGCTACTTGGGTGAGCTTCTCAAATAGTGTATCGATTGCTTCAGACACTTCTTTGGGCTTCGCGTCAGGGTTACCTGCGATACTGTCTATAATCGCCATATTGCCCTCTGCAAGCCTCAGAAACCCCATCGCTAGGGGTACACCAGTGTCGGTACATACTGCGTAGCCAAGGGCTGGTAGCTCGTCTAATGAGATGTCCATGTGCCCATGCTTGGCTAACCACTTTTGGAGTAAAGGAAAATACTCTACTTTGAAGTTTTTGATCATGTAGCTGACAGCCTTGGTGCGAGGGTGTTCCAGCCCTTCTTTACTCCCACGACGAGGTTCAGGCCAGACATCGTCAGACCTGCACCAGCCACGGGACCTACTGTAGGGTCGTAGTATTCTTGCATGGTGATCTGGAAGGATTGGCACTTTTGCTGTGTCAGGAAGATACGCCACTGCTCGACTTGGGACTTACCGCCCCATGGACCTTCGTTACCCCACAAGGCAATGTCGCCCCAGTAGCCGCTAAAGTTCTCAGGCACGATCGTGGTGATCTGTGTTGGGCTTGGGTTGTAGTCGTAGGAGATACCAAGCGAGAGCTTGTGTGGGCTGATGTACCTGCCCAAGATCATGAAGTAGTACGCCCGCTGGAAGCCTTGTAGACCTGCCATCTTGAACCATGCACTTTTGAATCGCATGGTGACTGGCGTACCGCCTCCATCGAGGTAGTAGTCGGCTTTCTCTTTGAAGGTGCGGTTGTACTTGTCGATGAAGGTGTGCTTGTCTTGGTAGATCACCGATGACAGGGCAGGGATACCTTCAAAGGTAGACCACTGATTGAAGAAGTAGTCGTAGACAAGGATCTGCCCTGTGTCCAAGGTAAACCTTACTTGGTTTGTGCCCGGCACCATGACTGCGGAAATCACCGAGCTGTTGTTGTAGGCTTCTACGGGCGCACCAATATAGTTGGTCGAGAAGTCTCGTCCAAGTAGCCAGATACCTTTATCCGACTGGAACATGATACCGTTAGGTGTGTTGACAATGCTGTTGGGCTTTGTGCACCCAGCAGTCGAAGTAATAAAAGCAGGATCGCCATAATCATTGTTGGTGCCTGTAGCGTCTGGACCATTACCCGTCAAATAGTAAATCGCATTTGCCTTGAAGATGATGAGCTTGTCATCCAGTGGTACGAGAGCTTTCATGTCACCAGTGGAGCCTTGGCTCGAGATGGTAGGTGCGACATAGATCGTCTGGAGGTCAGTCATCTCTACAGGCGTACTGTCGAGGATAGGCTTTGAGTACCAGAGCAGGTTGCGGTCTTCACCATCGATCAGGAACAAGCGGGACTTGAACAGCGTCATCGCTTGCACCGCTGGTGATGGAGTGTTTTCTAAGACACCGCCAGTAGTATAAATAAGCTGATTCCCCAGAATAGAAGAGTCTGCAAGAGTGTCGACATAAGTTACGCTGTCCACCGTGTTGTCATTCAGCGTAGGAGATGTCACTGAGGTGACTTGGTAGTAAGACTGCTGAGCCACACTCCAGCGGTAGATGACGATGCGGACAGGGTTAGGGTTAGTCTTGTAGGTAAGGCGGTAGGTAGGAATCTTAAGCGTGACAGAGTTGTTACCGCCAGAGAGCGTAATGGTCTGAGGCACCGAAGGGGACGACCTGTGTAGCTGACCGCTGTTGTCTGTCCACTCGTAGGTGACTTGATAAAAATATTGTTGCAGGGCCATCGAGCCACCTGCTGTTGCTGTAAGCGTAATGTCTTCTGGGTACACGTTGAAGCCATGCTCTACAGGCTTCTCGCCGTCATACATCCACAGGATACCGCCAGTAAGAAGCAAGGATCCACCAGCTTCCACTGTGTTGATCTGCTCTTCGCCTATGGTGAAAATGGCAAGGTCAATACCCTGTTGAGCATAGACGTTTACGTTGCTTGTGCTGTTGGCATTCTGATCTTTGTTGACTGGGTAGATAAGCGTCTTGCGGAGGTAGCCAATGTACACAATATCACCAAACACCCACGGTGTAGGGAGGATTGAAGTGGCCGCGTAGCCTGAACCGTTTGCGTAGGACAGCCCACTCACTACGCCACCAGACACGCCAGACGTAATGCTGGTTGCGTCTTTGATGAGGAAGTAACTAGGCTGGTAGAAGCTGTTAGAGTTCTGCAAGCCTCCGTACACCGCGAGGAAGTAGTAGTTACCGCCAAGGATGAATGCCTTGGAAGCGAGTCCTACGCCACGCTGGACGACTGTGATGGTGCCTACCGTACCTGCCAAGGTACACGTTACGCGTTCAACGAGATCCGATCTTGCACCACTGGTGCCAGTGTAATAGTTCTGCTCTTGGTAGTAAGCGTACATGACATCGCTATCAGCTACGCAGGTGAGATTTGTAATCGTTGTGCCTGAAGCTACAACTTGCGTAGGAGCAAGTGCTGTGTTGAACAGCGATCCAGTGGACAGCGAGAGGGCTGTTGTTCTGACGGCTCCAGCAGCACTAACCTGATAGGTGAGCCAGATCTTGGGCGATCCTGCGCTGTTGACATCGACTGCAAGGCTTATGAGGGTACAGGTTTGCCCTGCAATCGGCGTTACAAGCTGCTGAGTGAGGGAAGTGCTAAGGGCTGTGATCCTAATTGCACCACCGCCGTCAGAGGCGTTGAAAGCAAAATAAAGCTGGTTGTTGCCCACTACACCATCGTAGGCTGCGGTAGCTGATTGCACTTGGGCACTCAGCGTAGCAGTTGCCGTCACCGTGTTGGGGGAGCCTACAGGGATTGCGAAGTATTGAAGGAGCCATGGACCTGTACCAGTTACAAAGCTGATAACAAAGTACACACCGATGGCAAACACTCTTGGGTTGTTTACGGCACCGATGCCGTTAATTGCAGTGTCTACAGTGTTCTGGCTTGTGGCTTTCCTGACAAGCGGTACGGTGTCCAGCTGCACTTGAGAGTAGTCACCTTTGTCGAACCACTGGTCATCGTTAGGGGACAACACTAGCAGATCGATTTTGATGGCAATGAGGTTGTCGCGGTAGGTTGCAAGGTGATTGGCTGCCTTTGGAAGCGTAGCAAGCGGCTCGTATCCATTACGCTTGGTAAGCATACCCGTCTTGGTAAACACGGTGTTCACCATCTCGAGCATCTTACCCGGTTCTACTTGCCAAGGATCAGCTTTGGTCTCTAACCCTTGAGCGAAGTTAATGTTGAGGGCTTGCTTTTGTAATGGCATGATTACACGTTGACGTATTCAACACCGAAAAATGAAACGTATGAACTTAAGAATCCACTCGCGGCAGTAAGATTTAACGTATAAGTTACAGATTGTCCGGGGCCTATATACATAGTTGTCGCTGGTACTCCGGGGGAGGCAGTTTTAAAAGCTCCACTCCCAAAATAAAAGATTCCCGTACCAGCAGTGGTTGAAGTTAGTGTCATTGTAGATAAAGATATGTTGGCAGTGGCAGCCCCGATAGTACCAGAGGTTTGAACCGCAATTTCTTTAACTGTAACTATTGCAAATCCATTTGCGGGAGCTGTATAAACTGTTGCTGTGCTAACCCCCACTGTGTTTCGTGTAACAACACTGTCCACAAGAACAGGCCCATTAATTTTAAATCCACCAGCTACTGTTGCCATAATTCATTCTCCTTTAAGATTGTTTGTACCACATGCGAATACGCGCATCTGTACCCACACTCATTGATTGTAAAAGATCCCAGCGTACTACTGAACCAGCAGGAATTGACGCAGCTGACACTACGGGTTTGATAACTCCTGCCTGTGGACCAACAAGTGCACCGCTATCGGTGTAAACCTCGGAGAGCCTCGTAGATACTCGAGGAGAACCTGATGCTGTACTTGGAGTCGTACTAGGGACCAAATAAGTAAAGTCTGTGGAAGTAAAGCTGTTTACTGGATACTGACCATTGTACGCAGTAATTTGAATCGTACCCGTCGCAGGGGTTGTCAGTGTGTTGGGCACTATGTACCGAATTTCAGATGCGGTTGTAGAGGCGATTTGAAAGGTACCATTGTACCCTGAAGGTGTAGCTCCTGCTACAGTTACCCAGCCACCACTAAATCCGTGACCTGCGAGAGTAATTGTAGCTGTGGTGCCTACGCGAGTTAGAGAGGTTACTGTTGTTGTAGGCGTTACGCCAGAAATGGTTACAAACTCACCGACTTGAAATCCGTGGTCTGTTATGGTGGCAGTAGCTACACCAGCTGCACTTGTTAAGTTAGTAAGTGCGGTAGTCGCGTTAATCTTAGGCGTAGTGCTGAAGATGCTGACCCAAGGATCTAATGGGTTAGTAGAAGTTCTGTACTTGAGGTCAAACTCAGTAGTGCCGGTCGCAGGTGTACCTGCTGAGCTTGTACCACTGTATATCCAGATGCCTGTCACTGTAATATTGTACTGTGCAAAGAAAAGTGCATCGATGTTGTTGAGAGGCATTGTAAGGGAAGCATAGTTGCCATTGAGTTCCCAGTTATGCTCACGATCACCGTTACGGACAGCGAGGGTACCTGCTGTGTTGGCAAGGGTAACTCCGTCAGGAGTACCAGCTGCGGCAAACACTTGATTGGAGCCGTTGACGTTGAGGGATGCAAAATCAAGCTTCCACGGTGCAGTCAGGTTACCAGAAGAGTCGAGAACGACAATGTTCCCTGTCCCTGTAGGGAGTGGAGGGAGAACGATGTTGTAGCTTGATGGAAGAGCCAGTGGAGCTGACAGTGTGATGCCGTTGAAAGGTGCAGTAGTGTTACGAAGGATGAAGGTTGCACCGTCAATGTTTGCTGCTTGTGTTGCAGTAGCTGCAAAAACAAAAGTCTGTGTACCTACGTTGTAAGTTACTGATGCAGGGGCAATCAGTGATCCGATGGAGCCGGGTGTACCAGCAACACCGCCGGAAGCAGTCAGAGGGAATGAGTTACCATTTCCGTCTGTGAAGTATAGATCGTTGCTGACCACATACAGAGACTTCAGCGTGGTGACTGCGGACACCTGAGCACTGAAGTTTGTAGACTTGAGGTTGGTGGCTGAGTTGTTGGTGAAGGTGAGGTCAGCGTTAATGTTAAGGCCAGAAGGAGTAATCTGAAGACCTTTACCCGGAGAGTGGTCGTGTGCGTCTACGAAGAAGAAACAGTTGTTGACGTTCTGTGCGTAATCTGGACCCGGATCAACACCGACGATTGGGACTGGAAGGAGCATGTTTGTGGAAGGTGTAGTTGTAGGCATAGTTTATCTCTCTAAAATACGAAAATATCCACTTTCACGCTTGCATCGCTTGTTAATCTTAACGTCACCGCAGGGGTAGGGTTGGTATCTTGTGTATCGTAAACATTCGCTAAGGCTCTTTGTCTTACGATGAACCACCCTATCAACTTCCTCCCTAGCTTGTGGTTGATTGTGTTTGCTCCGTTCGCTAACTGAATGTTCTCGAGGATCTGCCCCTTTGTGATCTGCTGATCAAGGAGTGGATCCAGCAAGCTTGCCCAGTTTGATTGTAAGAGACTCAGGGACACATCGGTGGTGTAGTAGCTAGGTAAACCCATTACCAGCCTCCGCTTTGACCATTGAAGTTACTGTTTCTGTTCCAGTAACCCCACCCTCTCACATCGCTAATAGTGTCAGGTCTTCCTGTGTCTCTGTTAGGCGCAGACTGCTCAATACGCTGCTTTAATGCGATCTTTTGAGCTGCTAGGGCTGACACGTCAGACTCTTCCTTCTGGAGGATCTTGATGGCTACGTCGGTGATGACGTACTCAAGCCACCCAGAGATCGAGGTGGTTGTGGTGTCTTGTGGCAGGAGGAGTGCCTTGAGCTTAGGAATGTACTGGATGCGGAAGGGCTGGTTAGCCGATGGTACAGGGATCAGCTCGAGGTTCTCTCCCATCCAGCGATACTGTGTGTTGAATACACCGTAGATCGTGGAGGCAGAGTTTGGATAGAAGAAGCGGTTGCGGTCAATGAAGTTGTACTTGTCTACGGTCACCCAGCCGTTGTTACCTGCGTTAAGGCCGAGGTCGAGACCTAGCATCTTGTAGCATGGTGCTGGTACGAAGCTGTTGCCGCTGCTGTCGATGAAGGTGAGTACACCGTTGGGCATTGGGTAGATCTGTTGGTTGCCACCTGCGCTGTAGAAGATTGCAGCAGGGGCTTTGTAGTAGTCTTCGTACACGGTGATCAGGAGGTCGTACAGCTCGTACTGTGACTGGTTAATGTATGATGTGAGTTCGGCAGCACCGACAAAGTCTGAGTTCTCGCGGTCAGCTCTTTGCTTGCACCGTAGGGAGAGTTCAGCAAGTGACATCTCGCCACCCATGGTTGGGACGACGGTGATCTGAGAGGTAAGTGGTGATTCATCTACACCAGACAGTGCAGAGACTTTGTAGTAGTAAAGGGTGCCAAGAGTGGCTGATGTGTCTTCGTATTGTGGGTTGGTGGGGCTTGCAAGTACGGTGAAGGTCGTTTGATCGGTAGAGCGGTACACGTTGTAGCTAGTAGCACCAGCTACATAAGTCCAAGTGAGGGCTACTCGCCCATCCCCTTGGTTGATTGTGAAGTTTGCAGGTGTAGCAGGGACTGCCATCTATTTCCTTTCAAGAGTGGCGGGAGAGGTAGGGGGCTTTATGTCCTACGCTCTCCCATCACTGTCTATCCTTGGTTATTCGCCTTGGATAAGAATGCTTGAATCGCTGAGGTAGAACGCGAGGTTAATTACAGATCCAGTAGCTGGGGCTGCCAATGCGCCGTTCTTAAAGCAAGCAAGGATAATGTACCCGCCGCCGTTAGAAGGTTGAGCAGAGTTTGCAAGAGTCGCGTCTGGGTTACCGACAACTTGAATGTCGGTAATGTTTGCACCTGCGGTTGCAATCGCTTGTACTGCACCAGTTCCACCAAGGGCACCAGAAGCGGTAGCTACGAATGCTACGCCTACTGCTGGAGTTACGCCGACTGGAAGTCCTTTTGCTACCCACTGAGCAGTGGTGGTAGTTCCTACTACAGTAATAACATAAACAGAGTTAGCAGCTACAGTAGTGATTGGAGTTCCAGAGAGTGGAGCTTCTACGAGTGAAAACCCACCGTAAGACAAGTTGTAGTTGTCTGCGAGTTTAACGTAGATGTACCCAGCAGGTGGATTTGGGTTACCCCCAGAAGGAGTGGTGGAGGTGTTCATAAACACAGAAGAGACGCAAGGTCCCTTCAGGTTTGTAATTCCAGCTCCGTTGGTTGGAGCGACGGTGAAATTGCAGTCAAGGAGTACGGGCTTGACGTGCATGCTATAAAGCTTACCGCCACTGGCCCAGTTTCTGTTTGCCATTGTGAGTTATCCTCTAAACCCCTGAATTGAGTCTAGCGTATAGCCAGACTTCTCACCGTTAGCGTAGGGGTCCGCGTCTCGGGAAGAGCCTAGAGGACATCTCAGGGCATCTACTAGGGTCAGAACGTCCTATTTTTTCAGTTCGCAGGTGCCCTGCTTGCCTTCAGCCTTAATGCTTTCGCAGTAGGCTCCCTTGAAGGAGTCCCTGAAGCACTCGCAGTAAGATTTTTGCTTTTCGATCATTGTGCCACCAAAGGCACCCAAAAGAATAAGAATCAGTTCCATAGTTTTCCTCACTTTAGTCGTGATGTCCTGAGATACCCTCTTTAGGGGTTATATCACCCCAGAATGGGTTTTAAGAGGCTGATTATGCACTGAGGGGGGAAGTAGTAGAGATCGCCTACAATGAAGCGTAGGGGCGGCGTAGGCGTTTTAGAGGCAAGGGGGTTTGTGGTGAATATGATAGTATCACCCTTTTGATAGGGAAGCTGCGGATACCCAGCAGGTAGATCCGCAGCCCAAAAAGTAGTTGAGTAATCTTTAAGTCTATTGTACTTCAGCTCGTCGATCTTGACCTCATGGTCCACTGAAGGTGTCAGCCCTTCCTATTCCCACTCCTTTTTGTCACCGTGCTCTTCATTCCAGTCATAACCAGCATGGTAAGCGTCGTGCTCTTCTTGGGAGAGGTCTGTAACCTTCTTGCCCTTACCTGTCCCTTCAGGCCAGTAGTGGGGTTCTTTTGGACGGCCATAGTAGCTGTCTGCGGATCCACGGTCGAATGGGCTACCGTGGCTTTTATCGTACTTCTTGTTCATGATTGACTTTGCGATTTTTGACATTTGGATCTCCTTATTTGTAGTTACTTCCTTAGTGTTACCCAATACAGGGCACATTTGCAAGATGGGCATTCGTCTTTCTTTGTGTCCACCTTCACTGCTGGGATCTTACCGTATTTGTACGGTTCACCTTTACAGTTGAGGTTTGACATGCAAAGTGGGAATGATACCCGCTTGCCGTGAGTTTCTCTTTCTTCACCCATTGAGTCTGCGATTGATAGGCTGCTATACATTGCTTAGATCCTCCCCAGCATCTGCACTATCTGAACGAAGAGCAGACCGATTGTTAGAAGCGTCAGAACACACCATGCGTAGTACATCTTTTCCATTTGTTTCTCCTTTGTTAAAGTTATAGGGACAATGTCTGCACCCTTGACCGCAGCACGGTCGAGTGAGCAGGTATGCTGATGTTAATACCTTGAAGCCAGTGGCTGGGTCAACATAAAACTTTTGACCGTTGGCGACTGCTTCGTCGTGGAGCTTAGTCAAGGTTGTAGTAGACATTGCTTACACCTTTTACTTGCTGCGCAAGATGAATCGCCATACTGAGGTCTTCTGCACACACCGAGCCGAGGCATGCCTTGTAGAATCGGCTCTTGCCATTCTTCAGGACCACTTCTACGGTGCCCCAGAGGAATGCGTGGCCCATAGGGTGTGGCTCGAGGTTGCAGAGGCGGTTCTGGACAGCTCTCTTGGCTGTTTCGATTTGAGTTTCAGCCTGTTCCCGGATCGTGATACGCTTCTTCTTAGGCTTTCCCATACTGGCGATGAACTTGATGATGTCGCGGCTGCGAGCCTCTCTCATGGCTTCAACGTCAAAGCTTGGGAGCTTGTCAATTCCGTAGTCACAGCAGATGTCTGTCGGCGGTACGCGGTCATTGGACACCCAGCGGTACACTGTGCCGTCGAAGTACACCTCAGAGGTGCGGTTGCCGAAGATTGGGTTGGTATTGGTTACTTTGATTTTGTTCATGTGTCGTTCTCCTTGTGGCTATCTTACTAAAGTGTGAAATGAGGGTCAAGCGTTATTTTTTTACTGTTATTATTTTCATACCATAGTTGTTGATTTGATTTGTCAGACTCACTCCAGCTTTTAAACTAAGATTAGTTGACTTAAATGGCTTGTAATCCACTTGATGGTGCCATCGATTAAATTTCCATACGGTTTTAGCCACATCAGGGTGCATTTCCTCTAGCATTTTGCTCTTTGCCAGTGTTCCTTCTTTTTCGTAAAAGTCTTTGGTGTTCCCCCCAGTCATTCTTTGGGTTGTGATCTTTTCACACAAGAAAGCATTGAACTGTACAGTGCACCAACTGTCCTTTAAAGCTCTAAGCGAGAGATCGGTGTCCTCATTGTACCTTCCACGCCATCGGTATGGAATGTCGTTTCTAATCAGCAAGCAGCTATAAATTCTAGTGTTCAAAACAAACGCAGGTACCTTGTCCGTACACTTACAAAACATAGCGTAGTTAGGTCCTGCGATTGCCACATTTTCATACCGTAAGACAAAGTCTTCCATGCACTTAAAAATTGTACCTGAAGTCACTGTGGCTTTTGTGTTTCGATTGAGTCTGCAAAAATACTGCAAATTGTCATCCATGACCCAATGCCATTTATGCCCATTTGCTACGGAGTGGTCCCATGCAAAATTTCTAGCAGGGCCGGGGCCTGTGCTTTTTGCGTCACCAAGGTTGTCCAGCGTGACATACTCCTGTTTATACTTCTGAGGTAAAACAAGAATCTTGTCCTTTTCTATGACTTGTGCGTAGTTGTCGTACTCTTGTTGCTCTACGATGATGTAATAGCTTACATTAAGCTTTTCTAAAGCTTTTACAGTAAGCCTACTTTCCCATCTACCTTTAGAGACAATGTACACTGGAAATTGGGGATTCATTCTGAATCTCCTGCATCTACACATTTAGTCTGCGTTTCTTTTCTGTGAGGCTTAAAAGGATGCCAAGAACTTTTTGTTTTCTTGGTCAGCTTTTGACCAATTAGCTGTGCAAAAGCCTGTAAGTCTTCTTCGTTTTCAAAGCGAAAGACTATTTTTGCATAGGCTTCTTGCTTCTCTTGTACAAATTCGGGCATTTCTTTCCATTCATTTTTCCATGAAGTTTCCATTAGTATTCTCCTGATTCTGTTGTACTGAACACCAAGAAAACCGTCAATAGCTTTTTTTATTAAATATTAAAAAAAAAACGCCCCAGCAGTATAACCACTGGAGCGTTTTAGTTGCTTAATCAGAAAGATTATGCAGAGAGCTGAACTACCATGTTGAAGCCGGGAGCTGAACAGATCAAGTTCCCGTAGTAGCCGATACGAATTTCGAGAGCATCGGCGTTTCCAACTCGGAGTCCTTCAAGTCCTTCCATTCCGTAGGTCAGAATGTGAGGCACCTTGCCCAGAGAACGCATCTTCCAAGTAGACATAGTCAGAACGTAAGCAGTCTGAGAAGGGCAAGAACGATCCGCGAGGACAGTTACTTTTCCGTAAGCAGACTGGAACATGATTCCGTCGAATGCAACTTCAACTTCGTCATGCTTCACTTGAACGTACTGAACCTTAGCACCCAAGCTGTTCACGAGAGCAGCGTAGGAAGCGAAGTCCATGATGATGATGTCTGGCTTTGCACCTTCGCGGTTAGCGAATGCAAGAGCGTTGGTGATACCTTCTTCGATGGTGTAGGACTGAGCGTTGTAGCGCAGACCAGCCAAACGAGTTGGGTCAGCAGAGCGGTTTACGCCCCAGAAGTTATCAGACACAGACGGAGAGGTCACAGGGAGCCATGCAGCCAATCCAGACAGTGCGAGGTAAGATCCAGTGGAGGTTGCACCACCAGCAGGAATATCGCCTTGTACAGAGAGGTAAGCAGAGCCAGTTCCGATTGCCCAGTTTGCAGACAGAGAAGCTGCTGAAGCAGTTCCTGACACGATACCGTTTGCACGGTCAACTGAGGTCACAGTCACGAAGTCAGAAGAAGGAGCACCACCATCGGTTGCAGAAGCAACGAGGGTCATGCCAACTTCAAACTGAACAACAGAGCTTGCATTGAGGAGTGGGAGAACAGTTCCACCAGCAGTAACACCAGCTTGGGTCGAAGTAGACCGGCTGAGTCCGCGAGTAGCAGTTCCTGATCCAAACAATTCAAATGCGATGTTGTTGGTGATGTTGCGGAAACCGCCATCCATTTGAAGCTTTGCAGCGTCAACGAATGCACCAGCATTTGACTTGGTTTGCTCCATCAACAGGTTGGTGATCGTTACGAGTTGGTAATCAGAGATTACATACACGAAGAACGATGCCAGCTGAGTAGCAGTCTGGTTAGATTGTGCAGTGCTGAACGAGTGTGAACGCCCTTGCGGTACGCCATACTCGAGTGGCACTGGGATGTATTTACCAGCGAATCCGTCTGGGGATTCATCTTTTGGTACGAGTGCAAGGAATGGGTTTTCCTTGTACACGAGGTCTTTCATGTACTCTTTCGAGTCTTTGTATAGTTCTTTCAACGCAGCAATCTGGTTGGAACTATTTGCGTAAGTAGCCATTGCTATTTAGTTTCCTTATGCACTTCCTACTACAACGGATTTCTCCGCGTCTGGCAGGTCATGCGGGTTGTTATTTTAACTCACCTTTGAAGGCGAGTAGTGCTCTTTCACGCGCATTAAGCGGCTTCTGAGCACCGATTGAGTTTGTTAAAGTTTTCATTTGAACAGTTTGTGGCTGCTTGGAGGTATTGGCTTGCGACAGACGGTCCTTCACCTTCTTGATGTTGGACATTTTGATTGCTTCATCCACCAAGTAATCTTCGACAGCTTGCGTAGCCTCTTCTACCGTGAGGAGTTTACCCTCTTCCTGAAAGGTGCGTTCGATCAGCTCTACCACATCTTTGGCAGCACCAGAATGCTTCACAGTCTCAAAGTTAGGGTCCTTGTTTACAAGTTCATTAACCTCGAGGCTGATCTGCTTCAGTGCTTGCTGATACGCTTGTGTCTGGGATTGTTCGATTTGTTGGCGGGTGCGGTCTTGTTCTTCGCGGAGGGCACGAATTTCTTCCTGTATCTCTGATCGCATGCGGGAGTAGGCTTGGGCTTCCGGCGACTGTGCAGCGATTGCTTGCTCTGAAATGTCATCATACGAGATCCCTAATTTAGCTAGGGTGGCATAAGCGTTAGACTTTAGATCGTCGAGAGAAATATATTTCGACGGGTCATAGCTTGCTTTGTTGGTGACTTCAGACTCTCTTGCTGCGAGTGCTGCCTCTCTTGCTTTGAAAGCTTGCTCTTGTTGGGCAGCCTTTGCCCTGAGTGCTTTCTCTTTCCTCGCAAGTACGGCATACTGGGACGAGATCGGTTCTTCTTTCGTGCTAGTCTCACTTGAAGTGGACTGAGTTGCTTCACTGGTGTCCTTACTGGACGCTTCTACAGTGTCATTTCGTCCTGAGACCGCTTTCATTTCTTCTGGTGAAATGGCGTTTTGGTCTACGGCGGGGGCTGTGCCCATGAGGGCTGAGATGGCCCTATCCCGAGCTGATTGTGCATCGGAAGAGGGGGCTGATTGGGTCGCGGAATTGGCTACCGGATTTACGGTAAACATAGTGTATCTCCTTGGAGTTATTTAGCTATTGAACGAAGGGTATTCGTCCGGGGTTTGTAGCTTCGAGTAGCTCTGGTCTGACTTTGTAAATGACATGGCCGATAGCTAAAAGCTTGCCAATGTCATCGTGATCAACCGACTGCCAGATCGTCGGGTGATATTTTTTAATGTATTCAATACCTGCCTTGACATCAAACTCGATCATTTCCTCGAGCTTCCTTGTCATTTGTTCGCGGGTCATGATGGCTCCTATTGGACGGCGTTAGGTACTAGCGGAGAGGTCGGTAGAGGAGCTGCGTTAGCCTGTGGAGGGTTTGGGGCTGCTCCGGGAGGCATAGCAGGTGGCTGCTGAGGCATAGCTGCCTTCTTCAGCATCTGCACCTGAGAGAAGAATGTGCGGATCAGTTCGCACTTCTCTTCCTCGAGCTTAGCCGAAGAGTAGAGGTTGTAATACTGCACCGCAAGATCATTGGCGAGTTGTAGATCCATGAACGGATCCGGCGGGGTATAGTTCCCGCTTTCAATGATCTCATCGAGGATCTGAAAGATCCTTTCTTCAGAAGCATTCGCGAGCTTCTCGATTTGCTCAAGATCAGGGAAGTCGAGCAAGCGGCGGCCTTCCTTGATGCTAATCATACCAGCTTGGATCATTTCCACGATCTTAGCTTGGCGACCCGCTGGGTCTCGCGGCAAGGAAGACATATTGAAGCACTGGATCACATACTTGTCTTGTAGGAGGTCAGCTTCTGGAAGTTCAATCTCCTTGGTGCCGTTCTTATTCGGGTACACCGTGGAGTATTTCCCTTCACGCTCTGCAATATCTTTAGCTCTGTCAACGATCTGGTAGGATAGGTCTACGAAGGCATCGTCAAACTTTCTTGAAAAGGCTGCCATGCGGTCTGTAGAGATGTCGTCGTAGGATCGGATCGCTTCACCGCTGTTCAGCCCTGCTGGTTTCTGAGCCTGTGCATCGAGGGATGAGATCCCTTCCTGCTGGTATCCGTAGTTGATCAGCCGCTGGAGCTGTGCGTACATCTCTTGTGGTACGGCTGGAGCCACTTCGTAGATAGGCTTGGTGCCTGAGTAGGTCACCACTACGCCCACGTCGTTGTTCATGGCTGCTTTGTTTACCTTGGAGCCTTGCTCTACGAATACGCGAGGTACACCGACCAGCTTGATGGCTCGAGAGATGGTGAACAGGAGGGAGTTGATCTCGAGCTGTGTGCCCATGAGACGCTCTGCAATCCCCTGTGCCCAGAAGCCAAGGAGACGCTTGGAGTAGTGGAGGAATACGAATGGGAAGGTTGGCTTGGTGTACTCTTCGTCGAAGATGACCCCAGCGGAGCAGACGATGGAGTGGCGACCATCACCTGAGTCTTTACCTGATGGGAGCCTCCAGCCTTCCACGACCATTACGAGGTCGGATACAGACTTGGAAGCCTCTGAGCTGTTGTCAATGAAGGCTTGCTCGGCTTTGTTAATGGTGGAGCGGTACTTAGGGTTGGCTTCTGCGAGCACTGCACGGTCTACCAGCTTTACTTGATATAGCTGTCTAGGCTCCCCGTAGATCGATTCGTTTGCGTCGGTGAATAGTTCGGTGAGGAGTACCCGCTCAAGCCCTACACGGTTGTCCTCGGTCTCATAAACCTTAAGGCAGCCTGTACCTGTCACCAAGCTATCGCGGAGGATCTCGGACATCTTCTCGTAGGCTTTGGTCTGGAAGAACTCACCTGCAAGGAAGTTGTTGAGCTTCTTTGCCATGTTCCGCTGCTTGTAGTCGGATCCGTCGGTGAGGAACACTGGCATTGGACGTGTTTGACCAATCTTGGACACCAGTGTGTCGATGGAGGAAGAGATGATGTTGAAGGTGGGACGGTCACCGGGGAGACCCTGAGTCTGGTCCATCTTGGACATGTTCTGCCCAATGAAGTTGAAGAGGGTGTGGTTACCGTAGAGTCGAGCGTAGATGGCTGTCTGGCGTTGGCGGTATGCTTGTGCTTCCTTCAGGTAAGCTGCTGTAGCTAGAAGCTCCTCGGAGAGAGCATGGTCAGTTTTAGCCTTCCACCACTGAAAAGTATTCGGTGCGTTCTTTTTCTCTGTCGTCTTGGCAATGATTACATTTTCAGTTTTGGCGGGTGTTACTTTCATGTCTCAATTTCCACTGGCATTCCACCGTTGGTTGACCAATACAAAAGCTCTTCTTCTGTCAAGCTATCGCTTTCGATCTCTCCCTGTGTTTCTGTTGAGGCAAACTTGCTCTTTGACGGTCTCTCTGGTGCTACACCAGTGAGGGTGAACTCAAAGTCTGCACTCTTGAAGTAATGAATACCTGCTTCCCTGCAAGCTTTTGCGAGCTTCTTAAGCTCCTTGGCTGTAGGGACTGGCATTACATACCTTTCTTTTTCTTCATGATCTTGGAAGCGATAGACTTCAAACCTGAGTCGTCGTTTCCATCAAGCTTGCGGCCCTTGAGGTTAGAGTTAGTAGGCTGAGCCTTGAGCTGTTTCAGATCATACTTGTGGTATTCTTTAGCGTTTACATTGTAGGACTGGTCGATACCGGGTCCTTCCATGTTGTTTGCTTCGAGGTCTACCATATCGTCTTCGACGGCTCCACCCTTAGCAAACTTCTTGCGTCCAAGGATCTTTTGCGCGAGTGATCCAGATTCAAGATCGGCTTCACCCATTTCTTCGTGTCCGCATTTAGAGCAGACATGGCCCCCATGAGCGTATTTCATTTCTTTTTCCTCTTCGTGTTTTGATTCCTGTTCTTCTTCGAGCTGCTTCAAACGAGCTTGGGAGATGTATTTACCGCCCTCTAAGTGCTCCCCTTGCTCATCTACAATTCTATGAGCATGAGGATAGCCTTCAGGTCTACTACTAGAATGGGAAATAGTTCCCACTTTTCCAGAATCAGTTTTTACTTTAGTTCCTACCGAAAGGATTTTATCCCCACCCTCTCTTTGAATTTTACCGCCCTTAGCCATTTTTTCTTCGGCGTACTCGCGGAAAGCTGGAGTGCTTGCGTTCTCAGCTGGATTTTCTTTTTTGGCCTTCTTCTTGGCTTTGCGCTGGATGTCGTATGCGATTGCTAGAGATTGTTTCAAAGGTTTCCCACTTTCTACTTCGGTTGCAACATTCTTTTCAAAGGATTTCTTAGACTTACCCTTGATCAGAGGCATTACTCGATTTCCTCTTCAGGCATTTCCATCTCTTCTTCATCGAGGTGTTCGCCTTCTTCGTGCGGTTCAGAGTCCAAAATCTGGAATGCTGCACGAAGGGCACCGATTACACCTTGAACGTCGCTACCTTTAACAGCGTCAATCAGCTCCATAGCGCACTGCTCCAGACCTGAATCTTCAGACATGTCTTCCATGTCCATGCCTTCGTCCATAGGCATCTCTTCTTCGGGCATCTCGCCCTTTCTTTTCATCATGATAGCATCAATAAGTTTTGGCATTTTTGTCTCCTATCTTGTGTAGAATTTTCCTAAAAATCGTCAAAACCGAACCAGTTTTGATCGTTTTCAAACGGTTTTGTCTCTTTTTCAAAGTGGTCGAGGGCTTTGTTCCACATTTCGTCCACCTGAGCGTCTGCCCACTCCTTGGTGCCGTACTTGGCTTTCTTGGCAGGTTCACGGTAGGTAAAGGCTGGGGACTCCTTGAAGGCGTACAGGACAGCGTCGATGATGTCTGAGTGAGGCTGCTTCTTTACGATGATACGGTCAGGGGTAGACTTCTCCCAGTCGATCTGCACCAGATAGGAGTCCTGAGCGAAGCGGGAGGCTCCCTTAGCCTTAAAGCGTCCTGTCCGTAGGGCATCGTTCAGAAACTCCACGTTCTGCTGCTTCAGGGCTTTGTCGGCTGGTTGCACTGGGATGTGCTTCTGTCTACGGATCTCTTCTGCAATCTTCTTACCCAGACCGCCTTCATCGACCACCATCTTGTCAAACTGGTACTTCTTCTCGAGCTTCTCGATCTCCTGCACCAGCTCGGTGATGCCTTGCTTAGCCATAACGACTTCCTCGAGCAGGTAGGTCACTGGCTCGTCTTCGTTCCAGCCAAGCACCGCGAGGGCATCTGCGTCTCGAAACCCCAAGTCGATACCGAGAATGTAGTGCCACCTTCTAGGGTCCACCGCAGGGAGAGCTGTGTAGTGGTTGGTGGCTTCCTTGTACTGGATCCAGAGGGAGTGTACGTCAAGCACCCACTTGTTTCGCCACTCTCGGAGGAGCGTAGGGTTGTCGTGGGTCCACTCACGCTTCTTCATCAGCTGGGCAATGAAGGTCTCTGGGTCAGGCATGTGAGGGTTATCTAGGATGGTCCAGCCGTGGTAGCTGTAGCCGTACTTCCTGTTCTGGGTAATGTCGAAAAAGTAACCCTTGGGCACTGGTCCGGGGGTGCCTGTGATAGCAAGCCATCCGTCTTCATAGTCGGAGATGGACGGGGTCAGCACGTCGTCAATCAGGGACTGTAGGTGGGTACCGAAGTCCTGTCCTTCATCGATTGCTACGGCTGGGTATTTTCGTCCCTTGAGGCGTTTGATGAAGTTTTTCATGTCCGCACCCATAAGCTTGAGCTTTGCACCGTTGGGATGCTGGATGGTGAGCTTTGACTCTGTGAAGGTGTACCCGAGGTTGTAGGTGTCGTTCAGCTCCTGCATTACAGGCCACATGATTTCAAAGGCTGAGTCACGGGTGAGGGCTAGGTACACGCTCTGGGACTTGGGGTGGCGGTCCATGGTCTTTGCAAAGTGAATGCCCAGTC